CCGGACGACGCCGCAAGGTCCATTGTGGATTTCAGCGCGCCGCTTTGGATTTCCGCCTCTGTCAGGCCGCCTTTGGCAAGCTCCGTCATGGCATTGCCTGCCTCGGTCGCGGAAAACTGAGTTTTTGCGCCCATATCCATCGCAAGATCGCGGAGTCCGCCCATTTTGCTCATGGGGACGTTCAGTGCGCCGGCGGTCTGGCTCATGGATGTTTCAAAATCCGACGCGGTTTTTACGGCCGCCGTGCCAACGCCGCCGATAGCCACGGTGGCGGGCAGCATTTTTTTACCCGCATCGGAAATCTTTTTTCCGGCCTTTTGAGCCCCGGTGCCGAAGGACCCAAGCGCCGTCTTTGCTGACTTGTCTATTGTGCTCATGCCAGACTGGAAACTGGAGGCGTCTATTTTTGTGTCTATAGTTATCGAGCCGTCTGCGGCCATATGTATCACCTACTTTTATAAACAGAGAAAATATGGTACAATGTGGGAAATAAACAAAGGGAGATGCCTGTATATGTTTAAAGGAAAATCAAAAGAGCAAAAACAAGCGGAGCAGCTTCAGAAATTTCAGGAAAAATATCACTTGGATGAGCTCCAGCCTCAGGACCTCGATACCGTAAAACAGATTGCGACGGATCTCGCCGGGAACGGATTTTTGAAAGCCGGGATGGCGCTGAGCTTTTCGAGCGCACCGGACCAGGCAAAGGTAACCTACCTATCGGCGCTGGTGGAACAAAACTGGATCATCATCAATCAGTTGAGCCGGATTAGCGCAAACCTCGAAAAACTGCTCAATAAATAATCACGGTTTTCTATGCTCTCCCGCCCATCTTTCCGCCTCGGCGAATCTTTTTGCCACCCGGTCCTTTGCAGCCTGTTCCGCCGCGGCCAGCGGCAGCTTCTCAACGCCGAGAGGCTTCAACCGGAACTGCCGCTTTAGTTTTTCGTAGTGTTTTTTCTCCGCGCCCTTGAGGCCGTGCAGGTCCATCGTGCGGTACCCCATAATCTTGACAATTTTGCAGTCCTCAGGCAACCCGAAAAACAGCGCCCGGAACTTCCACCAGTGGAGCTCGACGCTGTTCAGGTCAATGCCGTAAGCCTGCATGAACGCCGCGTAGATGTCCGGCGCGTCCACTTCGAAATCATAGGCCCTGTCGTGTGAATTCCCGCCACCGCCCGCGCCCTTGTCTTCGGGCGCTCCACAACGATAGAACCACAGCAGCCCATCAACGGCCTTTTGCGGGTCGGAGATGGGCTCTTTGTATAGATAGGACAGCGCCAGCGGCAGTTTTAAATCCTCCGGCGCTTTCGGGTCGGCGAGCATCAGCTCCAGCAGCACCATGAATCGGAAATCCGTGTTGACGGGCACCCCGTCAATTTCGTCCGGCAGGGCGTCCAGCAGAATATTCATTTTTTAGCTGGATGCCGGCGGGCAACCCGGTTCGGGCTGTACTTGGCCGTAAGCGCGGTGACATGATCGTTCAGCTCTTTCAGCTGGCTGCCCACAGCGTCGGCGAGCGCCACGAAAGCGTCGATGTGCTCCCGGAATTTCACCCGGCCGCCGAACAGCTTTTTTCCGGTTCCGTCTCCGAAAACACTGTCGAAGCACTCCTCGATGTAAGCACAGACTTTCCGGCCGGCTTCGACATAGTCGGACGTGTCTTTTTCAGCTTCGGTCTTGTCCTTGACCACTTTAATGGCCTTTTCGACCCTGTCGGCCACGTTCAGGTCATCGAGGTCAAGCTCTAAATCCACATTGTTAATTTTAATGTTCGCCATTTAAAAGCCCTCCTGTCAGGCGCCTGCCGGCGGGGTATAGGTGTAATCGGCCGGAGTCGCGGTGGAGTGCGCGTCAATGGAAAATCCCGCGTTTTCTCCTGCGTCGCCGCTCTGGTCGTCCTGCACGTCAAACATCAGGTCGCCCTTTTCACCAGCACCCGTCAGAATGTTGAAATAGATGTACGGGCGGACGACGGTACTGCCGACGCCGAATTTAATCACGTTGGACAGTGCCCAGTCCTGGAACACATCGCCTACCATGCGGTCGCCTTCGATGGAGAACGTCCGCTGCGCCCCGGTGCGGGCCGTCTGCTTACCGGTGCGGATATACTGCTTGTCGTCGGTTTCACTGTCGATGGAGCCCTCGTGATGCGTCACACCGGCCTGCACGACATCATAGTCGCCGTCTGCGACCGTCGTTCCGCCAGTCGCTGCGGTCGTCGCAACGGCCAGCACAAAATCGTCGTTGGTGGCGATGCCCGCGTATTCCGGGGACGGCGTCTTTCCCTGCATCAGTTCTGAAAGTTTCAACTTAATCCCTCCTGATAGTAAATTAGTCTGCATTGGATTTGGTATCTTGCGGTGTCCGGGGATGCCCCGAACAGGTACCCGGTTGACTGCGCTTCAATCTTTCTCGGCGTTTTACCGGGGCCGAGAACGGGGAAGTTCCGGGATTTGGTCTGCTGGTCGAGCCAGCCGGCGAAATCCTCATAGAACCCGCTGTTGGCGATGTTCTGGAGCACGTCCGGCCCGTAGAACTCCCGATTTCCGAACGCAAAAAGGTATTGCTTCATGGCTGCGCCGCGGGCGTACCGCTTGATATACGGGTCACCCGTGATGGCATCGATGGTGTACTCCCGCACCTTTTCCGGCAGATAGTCTACGTTGATTTTCCCGTCACCCAGCAGCGGGCAGGTCTTGAAATAGTCGTAAAGACTTTGAATGATGGGCATCATTTACCTCCCGCAATTTTCTTCACGCCGGCCACCCATGCCGGTTTGTGCGAAGCCTTCGCCCTCTCAAACCATTTTCCGCCACGCTGGGCGTCGTAGCCGCGGGTTTCGGCGGTGTTGTAATACTGATACCGCGCATACGGTGCCACCCAGCTCACCGTGCCGGAGCCAACCACCGTGCCGAGCTGCCCGGAGCGAGCCAGCATACCGGTTCTAAACGGTACCAGTGGCGTACTGTCACGCAGCACCTCGGAATCAAGGAACTTCTGGGCGCGGGTGAAATTGCCAGTCCATTTAGTGCCCGTGTCCGGCGCCCACGTCAGTTTCGCCGTTACATGGCCGTTTTTGGTCTTGACCTGGACGATCTCGCCGCGTGGTGTTTTGACGATCAGCTTTTGATTTCCGGCCATGTCCTCACGCTCCGTCTATGCGCCAGTGCTGGACGGCGGGGGAACCGCGGCGGTTGTCACGCCAGCCGGTCACCGTGAAGCACTGACTGTATTTCCCGGTCACGTCGGCCGCCTTCGCGATGTCGTCGGCAATCAGCCCACGCACCACGATGTCCCCGTTCTGGAGCGTCCAGAGGCCCGCCAGATCGCCGCTTTCAGCGGACGCGTAAATCTCCGGTAGGACGAACTGCTTGCCCTGTGGGGCCGACGTGACAGGAATCCGCACGGTATAGGTGTTCGCGGAGTTCAGCCCCTTGTCGGATACGCTAACTGCTTGCCCGCCGTACCATTCGACACCGCGAATCTGTGTGCGCTTCCACTCGTCGAGGCGGGTTTCGCGATTGTACCATTTGTTAAAAATTGTGATGTCGGCGTTTGTCAGCATAGCAGCCTTCTTTCAGCACAAGCCCTGATACAAAAGCCCGGTTCCGTACAGATAGAGCGACGCGGCGTCGAGCCACTTCTTCTTCTGCGAGGCCGAATCGTTTTCGGACTGCACGTAGGAGACAGAGCGGCCGTCCGTGTTCTCGCTGGAGAGCGCTTCTCCGCTCTGGACCGCTTCGGACCGCTGCATGGCCTCCGCCACGGCGCAGCTCGCCATTTTCACGGAGTCGCTGTCTGCCGTCGCTCTGCCATGTGTGACCGCGTTCAGGTAAACCGTGGCCTCTAAGGCCAGCCGGTCGAAATCATTTTCCGGAATTTTCTTGCCGTGGAAAGTCTCGGAGTAATAGATGTAATCTGTAAACGCATCCATTTTGCCCTCCGTCAGCCGTTTGTGATAAGCTGCGCGATTGCGATAGCCTTCGGGTCATGGACAATGCTCCAATTCGCCGCGGTAGAGAGCTGATCGTTGGTCGGGGATTCGGTGAATCCGGTCGTGGGCAGATTGAAGGAAAAGCCGTTCGGGTGGACAGTCTCCCTGATTCTTGTGTAAAGTGTATCCTGGCCTCCATTTTTTGCCGGCTCGCGGTACACTTCGGACGGAACGTCGACGCGGGCCGTCGCAGTGCGGAGTACACCGGTTCCGAGCAGATAGGTGGTATAGCGGATCAGGTTCATGTTGTCGCCTGTACCACCCACGGGAGCGGCTGGCACGTCGTCATCGACAATGCAGGTGTAACCGTTGACGGACCCCAAAGCGAGCGGGCGTTCGATGCCGTTCGCGTCGGTCTGTTTCCAGTATTCGAGGAGCTTGAGGTTTTCCAGCGTCTTTGCAACGTTGGAATGCATGATAACGAGGGCAAACTGGCTCTTATTATCACCGAGCGCCTGCGTTGCGAGATCGTTCAGGTCGGTCGCACCGATAGTGTACGGTGTCGCAGTCGCGGAACTCAAATCTGCAGTATGGGCAGCCCACTTTTTCGGGTTTCCGCTTGCCCCGGTGATTCCAAAAATACCGGAAAGAATTGCAAGCAAGATTTTTTGGCGCTGCTTGTTCCAGTACCGGCCAACACTGTTTGCAATGTTGCCCATCGGGTCCGCTCCGGTCAGCTCCGCCGTAAAGTTGCGGGCGGTAAATCCTTTCGCGCGGCCATACACCACGCCGCTCTGCGAAGCGCCGGACGTTTCGGCAGTCTGAATATCGGTCTGGCCGTCGTAGTTGTCCGGGTCGCCGTCGAGAATGTTGTAGAACGGAATGGTGTAGAAGTTGCCGCCACCCTGGATCATGCTGGCGATGGTGGCATCCTGCGTCATCGCTCCGCTGTTCAGAATTGCGAGCCGGACGGGGTCGGGGGCTTGCCCCCAAGCGTTATTAAAAATTTCCTCGTCGAAAGGAAAGCCAAGAAAAGTACCAGGCATAAATCATTACTCCTTTTTTTCGTCAGGTTCTGGTTTTGCATGGAGCAGCCCCTTGTAAACGTCGGGTTGCTCGGTTTTGAGCTTGAGTTTTTCGAGATAGGTCATCTTGTCGAACGCCTTTTTCGTGATCTCCGGCGCGCCGTCACCGTCCATCTTGTCAGTGAACTTCGGACCGGGCTTTACTGGAGCGAAGGCGTTCGGATCGTCGGTTTTGGCCTGCTTCAGAACATCGTCGAAACCGATCAGCTTTCCGTTGTCGATTTTCAGCGATTTTTCTTTGAGCAAACCGATGAAAGCGTTTTTCGCAAACTTGGAAGAAAACTTCACGCCGGAAAGGGCCTTGCGCACGGCATCGTCATAGACACGAGCAGCCTGGGCGGAATCGTAATCGGCTTTTGCCTTTTCGTACTTGCCCTTCCAGTCGTCTGCGGCCTTTTTGATACCGTCGATGTTCATTCCCTTAAACTTTTCGATTTGGTTGTTTGCGTCATCGAGCTGTTTTTTCAGGCCGTCGCGGTCGGTCGTGAGCGTGGTGATGGTGCCTTGAAGCTTCGTGATATCCTTGCCGTGCAGCTCAAAGACCTTTGCGGCCTGGTCTTCGGTCAGCCCGAGGGTAGTCAGTTCTTCCTTTTTCATAAAACCTCCATACAGCTAAGCGTTTTAGGTGGTCGCTGTCACCTGCTGCCGCGCGGATTAGGCCGGCGCGGTGGGCCAAATTTCAGTATAAAAAACCTTTTAACGTCATGCTCAGGACAATCATGCGGTTGCTTTCCTATTCGCCCACACGGCTTTTTGCGCCGCACTGCGCTCGAACCCGAGCACTTGCTCACGCTCCCGCTGGCGGTCAAGGCCGGTTTCATTAAGGAATTTTCTCAACGTGGCTTCTTGCTGTTTTAGTTTGACAGATGCCGCGCTGAAATCCTCTCGAAAAGCGTTTTTCAGCGATTCGGCCGGGGCGCTTTTCACGCCGGCATCGGCCCCGGCAAGATCGCGCTTTGTCGCCCGGATGGCCCGCTCCATACCGCGCTGGACCTGTGTGGCGTCGTAATATTTGAGTTTTTCCCCACCGTAAGATACGGTTTTGTCCTCATACTCCCGGAGCTTTGAACGAGGATAAGCGGATTCGGACAGACCCTCAAAATAGGGGAAGAAACTATGCCGGCAGTTCCAACCGCAGAGCCCCGCACCGGTGCCGTACCCGGTGGAACTCTCGAAATCAGGGTACCGACCGGAACCGCTACGGCTGAACACCCGCCCTTGCCACACCTGATGGCTCGGCCGGGCGCCGGGATGGGCGGTCGTTTCGACGAGGTCACAATTCATATCGTCCGCGTACCGGAGCGAGACTTTCGCGGTCGTCTGCCCGACACCGGTCAAAGTTGCCCGGCGGACAGCGACGTCAAGCTGGTCTTTCCATCCGGTAGGATAGAGGACTATTGCGCCTGCCCGCGATGCCGTTTTCACGGCGTTTCGGATAGCCGTAATATAATCAAACGCCCCGCTTTCCACTTGCATCTCGGCCATTGTGGCGGCCTGTATGTAAGCTTGCTGGGTCGATACGGCGGTAGTCATTGTCAAGTTTTTTAGATTGCCGGAAGTCTTTATGATTCCGGCCTGAAGGACCTGAGCTGCTGCAGGCGATTGGCGCAGAGGCAACGGAGCAAGCCCGGCGGCCTCGTAAATCGCGAAATCGTAACGGAGCGCCTCGATTCCTGCGTCCTCAAACAGAGTCCGGACCTGCGCGTCGCTCGCACCGCTGATTTTTGCGATCTCGTGGACCACGTCGTTATAAAGCAGCCCGGATTCCTGCAATCGCTCCGCCTGCCATTTTGCCATGTCAGTAACCTTGCCGGTCTTCACAAGCCGGCGAACGATATCGCGGAGGATTGCCTGGTCAAGCTGGTTGTAAAGGTTGAGGAGGCCCTCGGCAGCCGTGTCGTAAAAATAAGGAGGGAGCATTTTATTTCTGGCCCTCCTGTCCGGTGTCCGGCGGTTCCTGCGGCCCGCCTCCACCTTCTTCAGCCGGGAACGGCGAGCCTGAGCCGCCCGAAACCTCCGCGACAGCGGCTTTCGCGTCTGCTGGGGAAAATCCCTCGAACATCTCAAGGTAACGCTCCATCGGGAACTTGCCGGCGACGACGTAGGACCAGAACATCTGCTTTTTCTGTGCCTCATCCACAATTGTGCGGGCATCTTTTTCGAGATACCCTTCGTAATCTACAAGATATTTCCACTTCGGGATTGCGCCCGCCGTTGCCATTTGCCAACCGCGTGCCCGGTCCTCTGTGACGTTCACGGATAGGTCTTTTAGATTGTACTGCTCCTTGTATTCTCCGGCCGGTGCGAGACCGTACAGTGTCGCATAGGCGTCGAGCGCATAGGCCAGACCGGACAATGCAGTTTTCAGCGATTTCTGAATGTCTGTCACGGTTGAAATGGTCCGTTGCTGGTCCGCCTCAATCTGGGTCGCCGTGACCACGCCGGTCTTCTCGCCGAAGGAGAAATAACCGTTGCTGAAGCCGCACTGATTTCCGGCAATGTTGAGGAATGTCTGCATAGCGGATTTGTACTGCTCGATTCGGATTTCCGGATTGAATTCGTGGTAGGTATTTTTTTCGTCAATGCCAAACTCAAGACCCTGAATCAGGTCTGGTAATGGATTTTCAACAACCACACCGTTGTCATCGCGCTTGAGTGCCTTGTCCGAGATAAACAGCTTACGGTCAGCTGTTGCTATTTCGTGCCGCAGCCCCTTTGCCGTAATGTCAATGTCGTGGATAGAACCAAGCGCCTTCGAGAAAATCGAGCACCCGAGTGGCGACGAACTATCAATGGTGTTTGCCCACGGCATTTTCAGATAGGAAAAAATCGGCCTTTCGAGATTGGCAATACTGATTTCGTTCTGAATGTCTTTCCACTCCGGCACCGCCGCAAACGTCGTTGGCCGGCCGATTACATCTGGAGAATCGCTTTCAAAAACTTTGTTGCTGATGCGGTACAATCCATTTTCGTCAAACCGATGGTACTCAAACCGGTTAAAATACCGGTCAAGGTCTTGCCGCTGCGCGACAAAGATTGAACCCGTGATGTTGCCGTTCCCGTCGGTGTTGGTCGGGATGAATAGGCCCGGCTTGATATAATCCACACCGTCGCCATTCGGCTTGAGCATGAGCCCGCCGAACGCGCAGGCATATTCGAGTTGCGTGCGAAGCTGGTCGCGTACAATATTCATTTTCTCCTGGAGGAAGTCAGCCCGCGGGGATCCGGTGATCTTGAAGTCCATCTCAATCGTTGCGAGTCGGGCTGCTTCGCTCGCAACAATCGCCGCAAAATTGGCCGAGGGAAGGCGTTCGTCATTCCAGGGAGCGCACCCTTCGTAAATGTTTTTCCAGCTCTTGATAGTGCCGAGATAGGCCGATGAGACGGCCGGTTGTACGCCGAAAATCTGATAAACTTCGGACGGCTGAAACATCATTTTTCGGAACACCCCCTTCAACCAGCTAATAAAGCCCAAGAAATCACTTCCCCAGAATGTCGTTAAAGTTCGTCACAGGATAGAGCTTGACAAAAATTTGCGCCTGACGTTCGACCATGCTTTCATAAATATTTTCAAAATAAGAATGATGCTTTTCAAAATAGGCTTCAGCAGTTGCGATTAAGGTTGTCGTCTGCACATGGATCAGCTCGTGGACAAGCGTTTCGTACCAATCGCCGGGCTCATCCGTACTCAAATAAATATCAGCGGTATTTGAACGGGTATTTCTCACAGAAACACCACGCGCAGTATAATTGTCATCATCGGTTTGTTTCGCAATATCGTGACCAGAAACGATGTGAGTTTTGATGTCCCAGTCCTGAACCCTCAGGATCTCAGCCAGCTTCTTTGTGACCTGCTCGAGCTTTTTCTGTTCGGGAATGTCCATTATCTCACCTCATTGCGCAAGACCGTATAAGCAAAATATCTTGTATCGTCCATTGCGTGGTCAAACTCTTTTGCCACGGCGTCCTCCGGCTTGGTCTCGTCCCAGCAGTAGAGCCCGAACTCGCGGATACAGTCTTTACAGGATTCGTGCACCCTGATCTTGCCCTGCTGGAGCATCGTCGCGGTATAGGCGATCCCTGGAATAACGTCGTTTATAGCCTTATCAACCGGGAATTCTTTGTGCCGGTAGACCACCTCGATAAAGCTGCTTGCGGACGGATCGACGACGACGCGCTGAATATAATGATCGCCCGCCAGCTTTTTCACTGCGGCGTAATGTTCCTCGTCGGTCCGCTGATATTTCTCCTTGCGGCCGTCATAATAGTATTCGGCCACACGGTAAGCGACGCCGTTGCGGAGACACCACAGTCCAGCCGAGAACGGATTAAGAATGCCGTAGTCGATAGAGATGAAATACCTGCCGGATGGAGGAACATCCTTCACGACGTTTCTTTCTTTGCTGAACATCGGATAGACAAGCCCTTCTGCCTGCACCCATTCGCCCAGAATAAACCGTCGATAAAATACGCCGGAGTACATGTTTTCGTATCTGGCAAGAGTTTCTTTTGTCAGCGATGGATTGTCTTTCATCACAAAATGCAAATACATCGCGTTTTTTTCTTTGGCCTTTAGAATCCAATTCTGATAGAACCAGTGCTGCGGATTCTCCGGGTTGCAGTTGAACCAGAGCTTTGAGCCCTCGACCGAGCAGCGTGCCGTCGCCTGATTCACAAAAGATTCCGGCATCAGGGCGACTTCGTCGAGCAGCACGCCGGCAAGCGTAATACCTTGGATTAAGTCCTGCGACCGCTCGTCTTTTCCGCCGAACAGGTAAAAATAATTGACCGCCTTGCCTTTGGTGACGGTTAGCATGTGAGTTGAAACGGAATAATCCATAACAAAGCCGTTCTTCGCCCAGTAGGTCATGCCGACCAGGGGCCTGATAATGTTTCGGACTGCGCTCTGGACGGACTTGCCGCAGATGCCGAAATTGCGCTGATTAAAATCGTGCATGGCCCAGGCGACAAAGGCCATCGACATGATCGAGGTTTTTCCGGACCGGACCGCCCCGTCGCAGATCAGTGCGTCATATTCACTTACCGGGAATCGGAGGATTTTTCTCTGCTGCGCAGACATCATCTGGATTATCGCCTACCGTTTCGTAAATCGATTTGGTCAAGGGGTCGTCTTCGGATTCGGATTGAGGCTGCGCGGCCTGCGGATTCTCTCCGGCGGTGTCACGCATAAATTCAGCCGCCCGAACATCACCCCGCAATGCTTTATTCAGAATAGCCACAAGCATCGCAGTCTGATTGATCGCGTCTTTATTCTTAATTCCGAGCTTTTCGAGCTCTGCTTTGATCTTTTCTGGAGACTTCAGCCCCAGCACAAGCCTGGCGGCCTCTCGCATTGTCTTTTTTGCGCGTCGGGACCGAACGGAGGCCTTTCCACCGGCGGACGCAATTCTCTTTTGCTCTTCTTTCGTTCTCTTGTTGAGCGGAATTAAGTCTTTTTCAGCCAAAATTGCCACCATCCATTAGATATAATTGCTAATTTTAATTGCATTTTTATGTAAAATGTGATATAATATATAGATAAAAAAAGGAGATGAACGCCTTGAGCTACAAAGCCCTCACCGTGCGGCCGGATTGGATGGCCTGCTATCTTGCCGGAATCAAAACGGTCGAATGCCGCACATGGCAAACGGATTACCGTGGCGACATCATACTGTGCAGCAGCGCCAAACGGATACGGGATACCATACCGGGCTGCGCGTTGATGATCGCCCGGCTTGACGGCATCACGCCATTCGCTAAAAAACACCTCAAGCCCGCTGTGCTTCGGCCGTCGGATGTACCATCACGTGCCTTTGCCTGGATATTTAAGGATTTCAGACTGATTAAGCCTGTGCCTGTTAAAGGGCATCTCAGCCTGTGGAATTTAGATATTCAACCAAAAATCATTCCCGGAACGTTTCAGTCTCTTTCGGATGATGACCTCACCCGAATATATGGAAAACTAATCGCCTGATTTGTTTCGTGTGATTCGTCTGATCTGTTCTGCCGTGATATATTCTTCGTATTTTGGGACCGAGATTTCCTTGAAAAAGGCGTCTCGGTCCTTTTCGTCTGCGAACACGACCACGGCATACCAATTAATAGAATTTTTCTCTTTGAGATTGTCAACTCCCTGCGCTCTGGCCCGTTTTATCTCATCGATTTTATCCTTTGTGTCGTTCGCTTCCGGCGTATCAAATAGTTGGCTGAAGCGTTCATCACCGTCAAACATAAAATCCACATCGTTCTGAGTAAAGCCGAGGTCGTCGGTCATGGACAGGTCAAAATCTTCTGAAACCTGGGCCAGCTTGTCAAGGTCCCAGTCGCCCTGCATGGACGGGTTGTTGAGCTGTACGTTCAAAGACGCTTCTTCCCGCTCGTCAACATCGACCACGCAAACGGTCAGATCATAGTCTTCGGATTTTTCGAGCGCGTCGAGCTGTTCGAGCCGCTGATGGCCGCCCACAAGGTTCCCGGTTCGCCTATTCCAGGTTAGGGCGGACACTAAGCCGTGTTTTCGGATATTGTTGCGGAGGCGCTTTTGGGCGGCCTTATTCATTATGCGCGGGTTGTAGGGAGCGTTTTTAATCTGGCTTCTGTGAATCGTCTCCGTGTCGTAATTCTGAAATTTGCTTTTTGCCATATTTCAGCTCCCTTTCCACCGCGGCACCCGCATAAGGGTAAAGGCGGAGTATTTTTTGATAGTCGTTCGGATAATGCTGCTTCACAAAAAGCAGCTCTCGTCCCTCCAAGCTCTTAAAGCTGAAATGCAACTCCCGGCTGTCCCGGCCGAGATAGAGCTTTTTGAACTTAATGTAGTCGAGCACTTCCCGCTTTTTCCAGCCGGAGATGGGATATAATCGACCGCGTTTTTTGTCAATACTACCGGAATGCTTTATCATCGCCCGGCGGACAATGGAATCCGAAATACGCTCTCCCGCCGCAATCCACCAAATTCCGGTCCGGACCCGGAGATAGTGGTAAATATCGTTGATTGAAATGATTGGGACCGTTTCATCCGGCTCACGGAACGAGCCATACCGCATGAAACTCGACACATCAAAATGCGGAACCCGGATTATTTTTGTCTGGTACCGCAATTCGTACCAGCGGAGCGTCCGTTCTTGAAATTCAAGGTTCGGGCAAATATACATAAAAAACGGCTGAACCGTTTTGAAATAACGGAAGCACAGGTCAAGAGTAACGATTGAATCCTTACCGCCGGAGAACCCGACGAGGACAGAATCAGTTACCTCGGACTGTGCTTTAATCGTATCAAACAGGATAGTGGACATTAGCCACCGCCCCCGCCGGAGCTTCTACGCCTGAAATAGTTCCGGGCGTTTCTTGCCGCTCTTGTACGGGTCCTATTTGTCATCCGGCCCGTGATCCTGTTAATGCTCGCACGCACACCCATCGATTACACCCCCTTTCGCCTTTTTCTGGACTTGCCGGCCTTATGGAGAGCGATCGCAACCGCCTGCTTCTGCGGCCGACCTGCCCGGATTTCAGCGGCAATGTTTTTAGAAATAACCTTTTTAGATTTTCCTTTTTTGAGCGGCATAAGACCGCCTCCTTATAAAAAGCGCTCTGCTAATGCAAGACGCTGAAATATTCGATTGGGCAGCGTGGAATTGTACGGGTAGCTGTTCCGTACCTTTCGCGCTGCCATGAATCCGTGTACATATCCTGGCCGACAGATTCTCTGGTGTCACCGCCCGGTTTCGCCCCGGCAGGTCCCGGATAATTCCGTGCCCGGTGACATATAAGCGGCATCAGGGATTCGAACCCCGCACGCTCCCCGGCCTGCATCTTGCGCGCAGATGGACTGTGAGCAACGTTCCCCAAGTCACGTCAAATTATGTCGCATATCGACGCCGCCTGTTTTTCATGCAGGCGGCGTCTTTATGTATTTATACGTTTGAGTGCTGCCTGGTAATACTTTTTATCCATCTCAAACCCGGTGTACTTCCTCCCGCTCCGGATGCACGCAACCGCCGTCGTACCGCTGCCCATGCAGCTGTCGAGAACCAGCTCGCCCGGATTCGTGTAGGTGCGGATGAGGTATTCGAACAGCGCCACGGGCTTTTGTGTCGGATGCAGGCCGCGCTCACATTTAATTTCCAGCAATTGCCGCGGGTAATGGACAATGCGGGTTTCCGTGTCATGAGACAGGCTGCCGTCCATCTTGTAAGCGGAGTCTCCGCGCGCCGTCTGATGCTTGCCCCGCCTGTGTACCGGCTTATCCAATACAATGATGCCCTGTGGGTTATACGTCGGCGCGTGCTTATAAAACACGCAGACTTCCTCAATACAGCGCAGCGGCTGCTTCTTGGCGAATGCAAACCCGGTCGGAATATTTTTATACCAATACCAACAGTACTGGAATAGCCTCGGCTGACTGGAAATCAGGCGCGTCGTAAACGGCTGCGCGGATGTCAGGACAATCGCGCCGTTATCTTTGATAATACGCAGATACTGTTTCCACAATTCCGGAAACGGCAGCAGACTGTCCCAGTAGCAATCAGTAATGCCATACGGCAAATCGGAAAGAATCATGTCAATGCTTTTATCCGGGTACATGGTCATCCCGGCAATGCAGTCCCTATTGAAAATGTGGTTGATGTAGTTTTCCATGTGGCTCCTTTCTGTCGGCCCAGCACGGTCTAAGGCATAAGAAAAGCGCCCGGCGGCCGCCCGACGTGCATCAGGTTGTCCCGCAGCTCCCGCTGCAGCCGGTCAAGTTCCGCCTCGTCAACATGATTACGCCGTGGCTTTGCCAGCAAGTCAGATATGCGGTTATGCAGCTTCCGACGCTCAGCTACTGCGTCCATGTTACCAGCTCCTTTTTGATTTTGAGTATAAAAATAGCAGTCCGGTTAAAGGCTGCTGAATTATCAATGGCAGGGCTTATTGACGTCGCCTGTCCGGTTGAGTAACACCTGCCGACTCGTACCGCATAGGTAAATCGGTCAGGCACTGATGAGCTACCCCGGTCACGACCCGGCGGGCACATCCTATCGGACTGCCGTAACTCACGTCAGGCACGGCAAGTTTAGACACCGCGCCCCTAAAAGAGTATCTAAAAGGAGGAAATATCCACCGGTGCAGCCAGCTCACGCGCGTGCCGCCCGGATATAATCCGCAGCATCATCACGACGCGGCGGCAAATGAAAGGAGGATTGCGAAATGGATTTCAAGGCACTCTTTTATTCAAAAGTCCATGATATCATTTTACACCCTCTTTTTAGCAAAAACCCGCCAACTTTCAGATTTCATAAAGATTTTTCGCAAGTTCGGACAGGAATTCATGTCGGCGACGTTGCATTGTACGTTCTGACATTGGCAGGTATGTATAATTCATCGGTACCCTCTCAAACATATTCAGCCGGATAAATTCCCGGCTGGTTTTGTCCGGCATAGAACGCCACGCCTGCTCAATCGCTTTGATTTTCGTGTCCAAATGCTCCTGCCGCTGAATAAGCCGCTCGGCTTTGTCTGCTGTCTCATTACTGCCGCCATGAACACAAGGCTGTCCATCCGGAGGCGGCGGGCTTGCCAGAATAATATCGTCGGCCAGCGTGTCACGGCGACGCAGCAGCGCATAGTAGCTGTGTGCGGTAACCAGGCACAGGCTGTAAATATCATTCGGCAGGCTTATGTATTTAGGATTGTACATGCGCTCGCCTCCTTATCCATGCGAGCGCCGCATGTCGGGCAGGTCAACCATTCTTCCGTCGGGTCACATCCGTTGTTTCCATGTGTGTCCTCATCTTCGCAGCTACCCCAACTTGTGGAAATGATTCTTCCACAATGTGAACACTCAAACAAAACATCGTGGCCGGGTTCGACTTCCTTCCAGTGAGCGTACACCACCCGCTTATACTCTCCTGCGGCGATGGCACGAAGACAGGAGATAGCAAGTTTCATTGCCTTAATATAATTCAAAACGCCATCATCTTTTTTGCAAGTATATTTCCAAAAGAACAATAATTTTTCCAGCTTTTCAGCCGCTTCAAGCGGCGTAAGGTCAAGCATGGTTTTTCACTCCTTCAAATTCAAGTTGTCCATCAACATTTTTATCTTCCATCCACCAATCAAACATCTTCTTGCCGGTACGCCAATCTTTGATATCTGTAACTCCTGACTTTCCCAGTGCCTTGCGTCGTGCTATGCACCGGTCGAATGCGCAAATGTACATATTTTTATACGCTGGATATTTTGCAAATTCGGCCAAGCGCTTTTTTCGTGATGCTAAAGGGCAGCCGATACAGCCAACACGGTCAAAGGCATAGCCATAATCATATAGCGGGTTATATTCAAGATGCTCTGAGCGTATGTAATTCCATACATCTCGATTAGTCCAATCAACTATGGGCAACACTGAAACTTGCTTATGCTTTTTGCACGCGGTTATCATCTGGCAGTCATACACATCTGGAAGTGTTTGAGCCTCGCTGAATACTTCTGCTGTATGCTCATAGCTAAATCTTCCCTTGTCTGCTTTCCTAGATGTTCTAATTTCAAATTCTGCGGAATCAGCTCTTCCTTTGCTTTCTGACACTCGAACTCCTGTAGCAATATAGCGGTGGCTTCCGGTAGTTTCTTTCAAAATTCTGCAACAATATCTTGCAAAGCGCGTAGGAGGCATCAATTCCTGTGGAATCAGCGCCCACATGGAAGTGCGCTTGCCTTTATAAACTGGATAGTGAATTTCAGTTTTAACTCCCGCGCATTCAAGCTCGTGCATCTGCCTGCGCACATATCTTACAGTTTCCGGTGCGTCAGCCGTTGTGTGGCTATGCACCACCTCGTATTTAATCCCTGCCGCTTTGGCAATGGCAAGCAGTACGAGAGAGTCTTTACCGCCTGAATTACAAATTAGTAAAGGCTCCTGGTAATATTGCTGTGACATTTTCGCGGCAAGCTGCAACCGCTTTATTGCTGTATGCTCAATGTCGGCCATCGTGCCCCTCCTGTTCCTGCGCCCTGATTTCTGCAAGATATTTAGCGTCCATCACGGCACCTCCTCCTCATTATGCGGGCAAACAGACCGCGCGGCCTTCCGACTTTTTGCTTGTAGCACTCGTCGCAGTAGCTGTATTCCCGGTATGTCATGTGCTTCATTGCCCAATACGGGATGCTATATGGCTTTTTACATTTCAGGCAAATCAGATACATTCGCATCACTTTTCCTCCTTAAACTTTATGGTTTTGCAAACACGCAATCTGCCACAATCGTTGTTCCGCTTGCGCCTGCGCTTCACAAATTTCTCGGCGCTGATATCGGCGCAGCGTCCAGCGGATTCCATTGACGTATTTTAATTCGTTCTCCGGCAAATCGGGCAATTCTTTCTGACAGGCAATGTGATTCAGTTCTTTTGCCCGTTGGTTGGGACCGTGTGGGGGCGGGGCGGGTTCAGCCTTTTTCTTTCGCTTTGCCAATCAGGTTCACCGCCTCATCAACCGACCGTGCAACACCGGCCGAAAACCCTAACGCTCGCATACGTTCCAGAAACATCTGCTGTT